CTATGTGTTTGTTTAACTTGTCCGTGGTCTTATAAAGATCCTCGATCATCATGAACTGCTCAGAATCTGCAGGCAATGAACCTAGTTGTCCACGTGGCCATTTAATTCTAAACTCTGTGTTTTCTTCTAGGTCTTTCTCCATTATTTGTATACGAGTGTCTGCAACATTAAGACGCTCTATGATTTGAAAATAGCCCATCGTGCCGAGTGCGACGATAACAATTAAAGAGGCTACCGTCTTCATAGGCATTTGGACGGCAACCTCTTCTCCGATATTGAGTGGTTTTTTAGACATGAATTATCTTGTCCATAACCATTCTACTAGCTTTTTAAAAGGCCAGCAGATGGCATTCCAAATCCACTTTAAGATTTTTTTAACCATATTATCCTCCGTTAGTAATAAAGGCTCAGCTATTATACACTGACATCTTCTTTTTTCAAACCCACAATCAACACATACATTTAGACTCATTTTTTCTCCTCTATATCATAGAACATTTTATCTGAATCTTCCGTTATCCAGTCGTCTCCTTCTACATCCCAGTAAGTAGTTTGTACCTTGTAGTCAGGCCAGTTGTTTTCTGTGGTGTAGCTATTGACATGCCAAATTATTCTATTGTTTGGCTGCGCTGCGTAATTACCGTTTTTTAACGCTAATACGTGAGCACACTTGTGCTCTTGCGGTATTTCAGAATGTTCTGTATTTAGTATATTAGTCTCTGGATGCGCCCAGTCAATAGTAAAAAGATACTCACCTTTATGAAATTTTTTATCTTTACCCATAAATTTACCATTTATACCAGCCAACCAATCATAACAATGCACACTAGGATAATAACTAAAACAGTTCCACAATTGTAACTCATCCACTCGCATATCTGGCACTTGATGTCGTCCGAATTCTTTTTGAAAAAACGCACTAATAGGTAATCTATAAAAAACCGCACCGTTCGGAAGCATACAATGAAACAGTATTGCACGCCCTGAAATAGAGCTGATACCAAAGACAACACAGTCAACAGAATCTCCTTTATGTTCTTTAAGATCATAGAGATACTCCCTTCTTATTTTGCAATAGATAGGTGGTATGTTTGCATTTAAATAAGCCATAAATAATCCTCATTTTATTTCGCCCCAGTTAGGACCTGATTCATAATCTACTTTATTAGGAACTTCAAGATCTACTGCTTGTTCCATGATTTGTTTTATTTTATCAGCATGTGAATCTGATTCAACAGAAAAATCTAATTCATCATGCACTTGTATGTGAGACAAAATACCTTCCTTGTATAATTCTACCATTGCTTTTTTAGTCATGTCAGCTGCACTACCTTGTATTAATTTATTTAAAGCTTTGTATGTAAATGCTCTTCTGGTAGAATTTTCATGCCAATAATTTTTCTTACCTGTGTCCTCACCTTTTTCATTTAACAAAGTAGGACCCATCTTTTGTAATTCTAACATTCTTTCATGATCTTCTGCAGGTACAAACGTACCCCAATCAGTGCCTTTTAGTATTGGCTCGTATTTTGGAAACCTACAACGTCTGTCTAATAAAGTTTTTACTTCACCTTTATCTTGTGCTTTTTTCATAGCTTTATTCATTAACTGTTTCACAAACGGAACTTTATCGTGATATTTTTCAAAAAGTTCTTCAGCTTTTTCTTTTGATACACCTAATTCTGCTTGAAGCTTTGCCTTACCCATACCATAAAATAATCCAAGATTAATTGTTTTAGCCTGACCCCTAGGTATCTCAGCCATCTCAGCTACAATTTTGTGGAAGTCTGTTGAGGGATCATTATCATATGAATCTGCAATTGCATTTACAGATGGTAATTCTAATTTTAAAGCATAGTGTGCAACCAGTCTTGGCTCCTGTTGCGAGTAGTCAAAACAACCCCACTTGCATTTATCATCTGGAATAAATAATGATCTTATCATTGGTCCAGTGACTGGATCTCTTGCAGGTATTTGTTGTAAGTTTGGATTTGCATAACTAAATCTACCTGTAACCGTACCACCATCGTCTGACCTAATTTGATTTATCTCTGCATGTATTCTACCTAAATGCTCGTGTTCAATTATAGTATCAATAAATGTGGTTCTCACCTTGTTTATTTTTCTAGCTTCTGCTATTAGTTTAACTACAGGATGTGAATGATTAGTAATAAAATTTTTTGTAAAAGATGGTGACTTTGTTTTCTCAGTTAAGTCGTAAGATAAATTTAGGCTGTCAAAAACTTTGGCAATACTTGCTGCTGCCCATATTTGAACATCTATGTTACTATCTTTTTTTATTTTGTGCAGTAGCATCTCTTCTTGTAGTGCTAGTTTTCGCTTCAGTTCATGCGCTTTGCTCACGTCCACTTTCACTCCAAGAAATCTCATGTCAACAAGACAAGGGAAAAGACTAGTTTCTAAATCAAATATATTTTTTAAATTTTGTTCTTGAATTATTTTTTTAAATAGTTGCCAAAGTTCTAAAGTTAGCTCTGCATCTTTTTCTGCATACTCTCCAACTTCTATTGCAGGTAGTCTCCACATATCTGCTTTTGCATCTAAACCTCTTGCCTTAGCAGCTTCAATTAACTTTGTTTCATTTTTCCCTTTTTGTAAATATGTCCATGACAAAGTATTTAAAGTGTATGAATATCTATTTTCATTAATTAAAGATGCGGCGATCATTGTATCTACCACTAAACCATTGATTTTTATACCTAATTTACGTATCCAACATACGTCGTACATTGCGTTATGAAATATTTTTGTAGCAGGTAAAGCACAAACATTTGTAAACCATTCTATAACTTTTTCTCTGTCCATGTTTGGTCCTGTCTCATGTGCAATCGGATAATAACCTTTCCAACCTTCTACAGCTACAGCAAAACCAACTATCTCACCTCTGCCTACAACAGAACCAGATCCCTTCTTTTTTAATTCAGGATCTTTTGTTTCTAAGTCAATTGCAATCTCATCATACTTACTTAAGTCTGGAAATTTTTTTGGTGGTAACCACTCAGTTTGAGGTAGTATCATTTTTGTCCTTCTCTATGTTTTTATTAATTATATAATGAGCTACTATTGCACCAACAAATATTCCTACGATGCCAATAAATAACATTCCAAAACCATAACTAGCTGTCATTTTGTATCTTTCATTTTTTTTAACTCTAATTGGCAATAGTGTATTATTTTTTTAATATCTTCTGCACCGCCTTTTCTTTTATATCTGCAAACATACTTTACAACATTCCCTTGAAAAAACGAAAGATTATTTTTTGAAATAAACTCATAGGGTTGTATGGGAAACTTTGTATAGTGATTCCCTCCCACCTGAGTGTATTGTGGAAATGCTTCATCCAATATATTTTTATCTGTCATATATTTACCTCCTTTTAATATGTGGTAGGTGTTAATACGGCGTGATTGATGATTAGATGTGGGATTCGAGACACCGTATTAACTTGGTGACCAACCACGGCACTACCACTTGCCGCTGAACTTATCTCTATCCCGATCGGTTTATACACATGGTATAAATTCATTATAATTTGTATCCTTTTCTTTGAATTCTTGCTTTTAATTTATATAAATTATTTTTTGCACGAGTAACTCCAACATACCAAACTCTATGCTCTTCGTCTTCTTTGTCTTGACTTTTCTTTATTGCTTTCAATATTTTATCTCCTAAATCTAAACATAGTATTACATTATCTTCTTCTCCACCTTTTATAGCGTGTATAGTGGATATCCAGATCCTTGGAGCCTGATCCAAATCTTCTTTGGCATCTAATAAACCAAGCAAATAATCTTTGTCTTCTTGTTCAGTGTTTTTAAAAGCCTCGTACCAATCTTTTTTATAATCTGGTTCTTCTCCCATATATTCTTTTAGTTCTTTTAAATCTTTCTCCTCCAGTTTATTTCCTTGTTGTGCGAGCATATAGTTTTTTACAGCTTTGTACAGTCTTACTTTTATACTTTTACCTCTGTTACTTTCAAAATAAATATTCTTTTTTCTTAATTCATCTTCTATTTTTAATAATCTAGATACAGTTCTTGTTAGTATCAACCACTTACCCTTTGACAAATCAACTTGATCTAAGTTTGCTATATCTTCACATAAGCCTTCAAAATTTCTTGGGTAATAATTTTTTATTTTTCTTTCACCTAAAATATTTTCCACACACATTTGTGATTGTTCTTGAACTGACTTAGATATTCTTTTTGAATATTTTAATATTTTTTCTTTTGCAGGTTCAGTTATAAATCTGTTTACATCAGCTCCTGCCCAGGCAAAAATAGCTTGGTCATCATCACCTGCAAGATATATGTCCTTGCTTTTTTCTTTTAGTTTATCATACAACTTCCACTGCAGTGGTGATAGATCTTGTGCCTCGTCTATAAACACAACATCAAATTCTGGAATTTTATTTTCTTTAATCAATAACATTTCTATCATGTCATTAAAATCAATAAGTTTCTTTTTGTTTTTATATTCAGTATAGTTTTCTGATATATGCTTTAGCATAGACCACTCAACTTCTTTTGAGTTATGTTCTCCACGATCAAATTCATTTCTTACATTAACACATCTATTTATAGACCTGTGTATTAATTGAAAGTATGGATTGTCACAAGTTAGAAAGTGTGATTCTTCTTTGTTGTACCTGTCATAGTATTTTACTCTTACATTTAATTTCTTTCCAAAGTTCTCATAATGATATGGTTGCATCACATCTTCCTCTTTTAAATTTAATAAATTAAATGCAAAAGAATGAAGTGTTTGAAAGTATACAAGTTTTTTATCTGGTGCTGGCATTCTTTTTTTAGCCTCACCTGCAGCTTTTTTGGTAAAAGCAAAGTATCCTATCTTATTTAAAGGAGTGCCTATTCTTACATAAGCTTTTGCTCTACTAATTAATTTGTGAGTCTTACCAGTGCCTGGAGGACCAAAGTATTTATATATCATTATAAGATGTCCTCTTCATCCTCAAACTCAACTATTTCTTTTACATCTTTTTTTTCTTCGAATAAATACAAAGGTATTCTTAATGCTTTTATTGGTGGAAAGTAATCTCCATTAGAGTTCTTGCCTGGGAATCTTTTTGGTTTATTAAACAATGCTTTTTTATCTTTGTTCTCACTTTTAAATATTTCTCGTATCATGTAAGAAGTTCTTTGTGGATCTATCTTCCATTCTTTTGTTTTTAAGTCTGCATAAAATTCATCGTAAACAAACCATGCATATTGATTGTCTATAAAAGGTTTACCACTTTCAAAAGATTTGTATGTGGTAGCTCTCGGTCCATAAATATATTTATGTAAATGTTTTTGTAATACATCAGTAGGACTTGTTCCTTCTGCAGGTTCTATTATTTCTACTTTCTCCTTATCAAACAATGCTCTCATTATTTCTATGAACTCGTTGCCTTTTACATTTGGAGATACTACAAAAGCTTGTTCCATTAATAGTGCTCTTAATGCTTTTTGACTTTCTAATTTATAGATATCCTTTGCGTGTATCTGAACTGTTTCTCCATCATCTCTTTCAACAGTAAACTTCCACTCTGGTGTAGGTTTATAATTTATTTTTTGTAGTGCATACATTCTAGGCCATGTCTCTTTGTTATCTGACAGTACACCATATTTTCTTTTTACACATACACCTTTAACACAAACAGGAGATAACAATTCCCCATTGCATTGATAACCTTTTGTTTCTTTGTCCCAACTTTTAATTTTAGATTTAACATGATCATCTGTCCATTTTGAGTCAAATTTAAAATAGTTTCTAGCCGCTTGTACTATTTTATCTTTCCAATTATCTTTATATTTTTTCTTAGCAAAGACCATGTAGTTGTATAAAAATCTATCTCTATCATCTTCCATTATATCTTTTGTTAATATTCCTAGACATGGTGGACCATCTTCAAATTCTTCACCGCTTCCTTTTAATTCATCTGATATAATTTTTTCTTGAATATCTTTTAATTGTTTTTTACTTACAGCATTTAACTCAACACATTTTAAAAATAAATCTAATGACATTTCTTCACCATCTGGTGACAATGCTCTTCTGTCTTGACCGTTGTAAGGAAGATTTATAAAGTTACCATTTGTTTTATTATCTTCATCTGATTTTAAATTTGTTTGCTTTGGAAAAATTTCTGTTTTGATTGATAGTTTAAACACATAAAGCATCTGTTCTAAAAACTGTCTGATCTCTATTGCTTTTACAAACTCTGTCGTAAAGACATACAAATGAAGACCGCCACTTTTAGATAGTATTGGTATGATTGGTAAATTTTTTTCTTGAATTGTTTTTAAATAAAATTCTCTATCAATTGGATATTTGTCTACATCGATAGCACCAAATCTAGCTGTGCCTTCATCAGTGCATGGTTGAATACCTATTGATTTAGTTCCTTTTAAATGATCTTCGTAATCTTTGTCTGATACTTTTTCTTGGGACCACTCGTGCTTGTATTTTTTCTTACCAGTTTCTGGGTCAGTATAACCTTGATTTGTTTTACATACGCCGTAGTTTCTAGTGAGCCCACTAAAATACTTTATAAAATCTTTCATCACATCCTTTTATTCTGAGGCGCCTCCAGTCTCCCTTCAGCGCCCCGTTTGTACAAACTCTTCTTAAGATATTAGATAATATCTTGAGACTTTGTAGAGTCAACCTTTTCGTATTTAGGTTTAGCTGAACCTTTAAAAGCTTCTTCTTGAAGCTTCTTAGCTGTTTCATAAACATCCAAGTCATTCTTATTAGATAAATCTAACATTCTAACTTTAGAAGGTTTATAAACATGCCAGTTTTTATCTCCCCAACTCTTACCTACTGTTTTAAGATTGAACACAGCTGAGTATGCTGCAGGTCTGAATGTACCTTTAGCATCTTCTGCTCTCAAGTTTTGAATTAAATTATTTAATTCTCTACCTGGTGTTAGGTTAGAAGATCTCATTGCAATAACAGCTTTTCTTACTTCGCCATCTGTCAATGCAAGAACATAAAAGTACATAGTTTTCTCACAGTAATTACCATTTGATAATCTGTACTTTCCATTCTTTTCTTCTACGGCATCTGCAGGTGGTTCCATGTGAGTACCTACAGGAGCTGCTGCGCTATCTCCTCTCTCTTGCCATTCTGGAAATCTAGTTTGTGAATGACAAATAACTATATCTAGTCCTTTGTCCCCACTAATTAAAGATCCAAAACTGCCTGAGTATATCATACCAGGTCGTGCACCTTGCACATGCTTGGCACTTCTCTCATTACATTCTGGAGAAAGTTGATGAAGAATCTTTAAGATCGGAGTCGAAGTATCGCTCGCCTTAATTTCTTCAGTACCTTTGCCTGAATCAGCTCTTAAGTTAACTGGTGATAATGCGCCTGCACTATTCTTTTTTACCATTTGAGTGTCTGTATTTGACATATATATTTACCTCTTATTATTTATTTTTTATTTTTTATTTTCGTTTGATTACCATCAAACGTCCAAAAAAGATCTTCAGGAACTTCGTTTCCTTTGTTCTTCCAATCTTCCATGGTTACTTTTAGAGTCATGGCATGAACCGCTTCTTTCTGAGTCGGTTCATAACCTTGACCCCGTGCAAGGGTAGCATAAGCCATTGCCTTGTTTTCTTCGCCTTGACCAAAGTTAACTGTGATTTCGTTTTTCACAATATCACCTAAGCCATTGTCTCGAAGCCATTGTATCGCCTGAGGCTTTTTATCAGCCTTCATAGTGGCACTGTACACTTTTTTAACAGATAGTTCAGAACCATCTTTTAACTTAACTGTACTAAGATTCATTTTATTCATAATCTCAGGTATACTAAAATTACTAATATATTTTTCCTGTGCTTTTAGTTCCTTAAGTTTACTTTCTGCAGCTAATATCTGCGCTGCTACAGATTTATATTGTTCGATAACCTCAGATAATTCAGTTGGATCTATAACATCAACTTGATCTGGTGCATCGTCACGTAGACTAACAGTCATATTTTACCTCTTTATTATTTACTTTCATGCTGACAATATAGAAACTAATTTCTAATTGTCAACTACTTTTGAAAAAGATTTATCTCTATAGGAAAATAACCTGATGCTATTCTGTCCCACTTTAATAATTTATATTTTCCATTAGTAATATCACTTGCGACAGAACATACCACCCCAATAAGAGCAGGGTCACCATACAATAATAGATAATCTTCTGACGTAAAATCTTTTAAACTATTTTTTATTTCTAAAATTAAAGGACCTGGTGAAAACTGCATTTGTTTTAATCTGGGAAACATTGTCTTAATTTCGCCATATTTTATTGCAGGCGTCATATCAAATTTTGGTTTACCTGTTTCTCTATCGACAGGAATGTCTTGTACTAAATAAACTTTTGCCATTGACTTTTTACCTTTCTATTCATATATAGTACCTCAGAAAGAAAAGTAAAGGTATATATTATGATAAATTATAAATTTAAAACACAACCATATAAGCATCAATTAGATGCATTAAAAGATTCTTGGGATAAAGAAAATTTTGCGTATTTCATGGAGATGGGTACAGGTAAATCTAAGGTTTTATTAGATAATGCTGCCATGCTTTATGATAAAGGTAAGATCAATGGACTATTAATTATTGCACCTAAAGGTGTGTATAAAAACTGGTATGACTCGGAGATACCTACACATTTACCAGATCATATTTTTAAAAAAATAGTTTTGTGGAAAACTTCAGATAAGTCAGCTAAACAAAAAAATTTATTAAATACTTTGTTTAAGACAGGAACTGAGTTTCATATTTTAATAATGAATGTAGAAGCCTTTTCATCCTCTGATGGGCCTTCTTTTGCACATAAATTTTTATCAGCACATAATGCTATGATAGCAATAGATGAATCTACAACTATTAAAACTCCTACTACAAAAAGAACTAAAAGTATTATTGCGCTGAGGGAGCTAGCTAAATACAGGAGGATCTTAACAGGTTCTCCTGTGACTAAATCACCATTAGATTTATTTAGTCAATGTGAGTTCCTTGATCCCTGGCTCTTAGGTCATTCTTCTTATTGGACATTCAAGGCTCGTTATGCTGTAACAAGAAAAATACAGGTATCTGGCAGACAAGTAGAGATAGTTGTAGGATATAGAAATTTAGGTGAGTTATCAGATAAAATAAAACCTTTTTCTAAAAGAGTTTTAAAAGACGATTGTCTAGATCTACCAGAAAAAACGTGGATGAAACACACAGTAGAGTTAACTAAAGAACAAAAGAAAGTATATGCACAAATGAAACAAGAGGCCATTGCTTTTCTTGATGGCAAAATGCAATCTTCTGCAACAGTTATGACTCAATTAATGAGACTGCATCAAATAACTTGTGGACATTTCACAGCTGACGATGGCACAATAAAAAATTTACCATGTAATAGAGTAACGGAACTTATGGACATACTAGAAAATGTACATAACAAAGCGGTTATATGGTCACATTATACTC